ATTTTTAATTCATTAGTGTTGGGATCTAAACTTAAAGGAGTACCACCTAGATATATTGTTTGGTTACTAACATACATACTACGCCAAGGTCTAGCCGAACTGCCTAGATCGCCGCCGTTGGCCACACTGGGGAAAATATCGCCGCCCACTGTCAAGTTGCTGGTTATGGTTGTTGCTTGGTCTATTGTTATAGAACTGCTGTCAGTGGTGCTTAGTGTGCTACCTGTAAATTCAAATGCACCTAGATTTAAAGGAGCAACATCTAACCCTAATGCAGTATACAGTTCTGTAAAGTTTGCATTAACTTTTTGGAACGCTGCCCGTAGACTGTCTCCTCTACGATCATTTGGCGACGTTCCTACATTAATTGTTTGTTTTGTCATTCTGCGCTCCGTTATAATGTTCTTTTAATTCTAGGTCTAGGATAAACCGATCCTGTTGTGGGTCTTGGCTTATAATTGATTTTTGGAAATACATTGCCACTAGTTTCCCTTTCTTTTTTGTAAAACAAATACAGATTCGGTGAACCCTGTAGATCTTGTCCGTCTGTAGGACCGCCTGAAGTTGCCACAAGTTGTCCTGATTTGGCAATGGCTGTAATATAGGCCTTGGCACGTTCTTGATTCATGTCCGGGTAAACTTCTAATGCACAGGCTAACACTCCACATACCTGTGGACTAGCCATTGATGTACCACTATACTTACCAATGCGATAGGTGCTGTTTCTAGGGTCCCCGGCGCCACCACTTGGCAATGCACTAATAATATATGTTCCCGGAGCATATAGATCAACTCCTGGACCACAATCACTAAACAACACCTTCTGATCAATTTGAATGGTATCAACAGCACCTACACATATTGCCGGTAGATCATGTGTGCCATAGGTTAGATTATCGCCGGCTGTAGGGCTTGTTCCCCTATGAGTATAATAGGGCTGTAAGACGCTGGCCGGATATCTTACACTCATTTCAAATGTGTTATTCCAATCAACTCCTCCCGGCACATCATGCATCCATCGACCGTTGCCTGCGGCTCCAACCATGATAATGCCTTCGTCGTAGAGATCCTCAATATCATCGTCGCAGGCAGGTACCCTTAAAGGAATACGTTGTCCACTAATAAATCCCCAAGCATTAAGTTGTTGAGTGGTAAATCCACCGCCGGTGGTCTTGGCGCTGTTAACACCAGTTTGAAGATCTATTTGACTAGGAGCATTTTCATAAAATGTCCATTCGCAGATCATTGTAGGACTACCCAGGGTTCCTGAGGTAGTTGAAGTACCTTCTTGTCTCACTCTAAATGTTCTATTTGGTGCAACACCTTCTGTACCATAATATATTCTTTGCACTGAATTGTCTTGGGCACACCACATGATTTTAGGCAGTGCAGGATTGGTAATACTAACACCACTCCACACAGTTGAACCACCGCCAAATGTTAGATAAAAGTTTGTACTGGGATATATTGTGTTGTATGTAGTTCCTAAGTAGGTGATATTAAAAGGCAGAGACAATGTCCAATAGCCGTCGTCATTGTTTCCTGTTGTGGGTGCAGTTGATGCTGTTAGGCTTGCCGCACCTAGCAGGCTGTTTGTAATACTACTGACATTAGCAGCCTCACTGCCACTTGATGTTTGTGTAATGGTACACAACATGGCAAATGCTGTTAACGGATTGCTTACTTGACTTATATCTAAATTTGTTGTATAGGTAATAGTATAACTGCCAGTAGTAGGAAGAGTTATATTTTCATCAATAACAGCTTCAACATCTCCGCCTTCGATCGACGTAAACGGTCCTTGACTAAATGCAGTTATAACAGAGTTATCACTTTGTCGAACTATCTGTATACCAATAGACAAACTGGTTTGTCCTGTTTGACCTCCTGAAGCAATATCATTTTTAACTCTTATTGTGGTATTATTACCTGTGGTAGTTAATGTTATTACATAAGTTGCGTCTGGAGGTGATGTACCTAACAAATATGCTGATTGGTTTGATTCTAAGGTCCACGATGCAGGTTTTGAATTAATAGTTCCACCTGTAGCACCTACTGGTCCTGAAGTGGTTATTCTGTTTCCAAAATTTTCCAAACCTAATAAATTTGCCAGTCTAGTTGAACTTGTGCAAACACCACTGGTTCCAAGAAAGGTAGTGGCTCCACCTGGAGTATATCTTGTTCCTCGATAGGTCACTGCGGTAATATCAGTCATACTCCATTCGCTAGGAAATATACTATCTCCCCAGCTGTTGTTTACAATTGTGGGATTTTTTCTTCCAGTTGCAGGATTAACTGCTTTATTCCTATGAAATGCTCGAACGTAATCAAATACCAAACTGAAATTACCTGCATTACCAGTATCATAGTATAAACTATAAATTGTACTATCACGGGCCCAGCCTTGTGTATTTCCTGCTACAGTTCCAGCTACATGCATGCCGTGTGGATCAAGTAGACCTAGATTGTATGTGCCCGCAGCAGCACCAGTTACTTCTGGATTATGTTGAAACCAATTGTAGTTTACAACTCTAGATCCGCCTGTACCGTCTGCGTTGACCGCAAACTCAGGATGTGCCTGTGTCGGCAGTCCGGTATCACAGATTACAACATCAACATTACGACCAGTTTGTGCCAGCTCAATTGTGCCAGTTTGTGCCGGCGTACCTGAGCCGTTGCCTTGATAGCCAGTTCCACCCCATCCTGTACGTTGTTGGCCTTCAGTGCATCTCAATAAAGCCCAATTTTTCATATTGTTTGAAGTAGCGGAAGATTTATCCCAAGAAGAACTAGTTTGGGTAGTTGTATTGGTACCGGCCTTAATACCTAGTTCGTCTGGATGTACAGTCACTGACTTGACTCTAGGATCAGCTTTTAATTGACCTGCTTCCCAGTCTGTCAGTCTATATACAGTGTTCCTACTCATAGGTCTACGTTCTAGACATTGTACATCACGATGTATTTCAGTGCCAGTAGGCGCCTTACCTGCCGTTTCTAATTCCTCGTAGATAACATCGAGGTCATCATAGTTGTACACTGTGACAATGTACTTTCTAGTCTGTATGTAAGACAACATTTCTGACATGTTATGCCTCTAATTGCACAGCGGTTAATGTCACTGTGATAGTAGTTGTTCCACCACTCTTGTTAGTTACTGCTAACTGTATATTTGTATCTGGACTAGATTCATTACTAAATCCCAATGCCCCTGGACTGATTAAAATAGTTTGTGCTCCAGTAGTAATTACTTCAGCTACTACACCTGCGCCCGGAGTTGGATCAGCGCCTTCTACTCTACTTGCATCTGCTGTACGACTAGCAATGTCTGTATAAATTCTTACCCATGCTGCTGCACTAGTTTGAATCTTATACAGCATGTATCCCTTGTATCCAGTAATAGTCAAATTGCCTGTGGCTGTATTGGCCAAACTGGCAGTTGTTCCAGCAACAGCAGATCGAGATGCCAGTGTACCTCCGCCACCTCCTGATACAGTTCCCGGTAGCCATTTACTACTAGCAGAACTCCATACAAGTGCTTGACCGTTTGAGGGCGCACTAGTAGTTGTATCAACGTCGCTAAGTGCATCAATACTGGTTGCAGAGTAAGCCGCAGGTATAGTTGGCAATCCTGTTAAGGAAGAATACGCACCTGTGGTAGCCACAGTGGCTAATGTTGGGCCAGTAATCGTAACTCGTCCTTCACCGTCTGTAGCAGTTGTAATCCCAGACCCCACGTGACTTCATATGTGGCAGGATTGTAGTATACAGTTTGCGGCCCAGTGACTTCTCTAATCGGATTAACATAGAAGCCAGCAGCGGAACCGTTGAGTGCAACACCACTGGCGTTGATAACAATTGAGTTAGCAGGTTGACTAGTTGCTCCTGCCGCCTTGCCAATTGCTACGGCATTAACACCTTGATTAGTATAACCAGAAACATCGCCGATCGCTACCGCACTAGCACCTTGATTGGTTTGGCCAGCACCAATTCCAACCGCCACGGCATTAGCACCTTGCAAACCTAAGCCACTACCTGTACCAACGGCCACAGCGTAGCTGCCTTGATTGTTTTGACCGGCGTTTGTACCAACTGCAATAGCACCTAACCCTTGAGTAGTATATCCAGCATCTCTACCAACAGCTATGGTATTTTGTGCCTGGGCAATTTCACCAGCACGTAAACCTAATCTTATTTCACCTTCTGAAGTACGCAAACTTGATGTTGCAACAGGACCAACTACTGTGCCAGTGGCACCGTTGATAACCATTGTTGATGTGTCTGAGAATACAGAACCTTTCAAATAGGTCACGTCAAATGTAATACTATCACTGACCGCATTAGTTGTTAATTGTATACCTTCGCCTGCTACTAAAACTAATGTATCCGTACTGTTATCAGCTAGTACAGAACTTTGACCACTAACTGCAACAGAAGTAAATGCAAAACGTGAGTTTGTAACAATTACAGTTCCAGTACTTTGATTAATGGAAATTCCGTCGCCTGCTGAAATTGCCACAACGCCTGTATTCGATAATGTTATAGATCCTGTTGCTGCACTAACGTTTAGGCCTACACCCGAGACTGCAAAGCTAGTTACTCCTGAGTTAGTAAATGTTATGCTATCTGCAGAAGCATTGGTAGTGATGCTGATTCCTGTGCCGTCAACAAAGGTCAATGTATCTGATGTGCTGTCTGCTACCACGTTTGACTGACCGCTAACCGCAACAGTTTGGAAAATATTCTGCGGAACACTAGGTGCAGAGTTTGTGATTCGAACTGTTCCAGGAACACTAGTGTCTAGAGAAATACCAGATCCTGGATCTGTAATAACGCTAACAATACCTGTATTGGCAATAGTCACATTACCTGTTCCGCTACTAACGCTAATTCCGTAGCCTGCAACCGCTGATAATACTCCTGCATTAGAAATAGTTACATTTCCAGTAGCGCCACTAACTGCAATACCTGTACCTGATATATTAGATAATACACCACTGTTAGCAATAGTTAATCTATCAATTCCTGCATTTGTAGTTAATGAAATACCGCTACTAGCCGCAATAATCAATGTATCAGTTCCGGTATCAGCAATAATACTTGACTGACCAGGTACGGCAATAATTTTAAAATAACTTTCGTCCAGTGCTAGATTACCAATAGTAGATCCTGCAGGAAGATTTACCGAACCAAATTGAGAAGTGATTATTGCACTGCCTAAATGTATTGAACTGCCACTTAGATAAAGATCTCTCCATCTCTTAGTTTCTGAACCTAAGTCGTAGGTTTCGTTCTCACCTGGTATAATATTTGAATTCAACGAAGTTAAATCAACCGCACCGCCTCCGCCAATACTTAGATATAGCTCTGTAAAATTGTCATTTATTTTATTAAATGCTTCGTCTACAGTGCTCCATAGTATTGGAGCCGATCCCGAATTTATCGTTTGTTTAGACATTATGTTCTTCCTACGGCAACTTCAATTGTGCCAATATGATCTGAATTGTAATCTGCTAGAGCCTTGCCAATCACTGTTCCAGTTTTAGCAGTGCCTCCTGCTGATATTCCTACTCCAGGTATATTTGAAGTCACTATCAAATCTCCCTTCTTAATTATGCCTACTACTCTACAAGGAACCCGTCCTTGCAGTGCCACTAAGTTTTTAAGTCCAGGACATGCACCGTTCATTGTGTAAGCAGCATTATCACTAATAACTCCTGCTACTCTATGATCGCCGTATGTAGACGACATTGTAACTTCTTTGTCGCCGCCGAATACCAATACAGTTCCTACTTCATACTCTTTGTCGCCTTCGTAGTATTCTGCTAGGTCGGCGGAATATGTTGCTTGCAATCTGCTTCCAGAAGTTAATGTCCAATTGCCAGTAATTGTTCCACCGGTTCCAGAAGCGCCTGTTGTTATAACAGGAGTGGTTATTGATCCAACAGTGATCGGAGCATTACTCAAACCATTTTGAGTTCTAAACACATGCGCATCATTATCGTAAAATGTTCTTCGATCAGTTGCAACACTGCCGTCACCAATCAAGATACCCACCTGACTCAAGAAACCATATATCTGCGTATAGCCGCCTGTGGCAGATGTTGTTGTATCTAATATAGTTTTTGTATCAACTAACAGTCTCTCAACGCTTACGTTTCTCGCCCCAAAGTCACCATTGCTGTCTCGCTTAACCAAAGTGCTTACAGCGTTTGAGCTAGACTCATCGACAATTGCATAATCGGTATCGTTTGTTGAGGTAAATCCAATACGTCTTAAATATCCAGTACCAGTATTGTATTGTGATTTTTTAATGGCTCCACCTAGATCAGCAATAGAACTAAATGGGATTGCACTAACATTACCAGTAACCAATGATGAATTACCTAATACTGTCTTAGTGGCAATCTGTTCAATTTTAGTTAAAACAATTCCATTATCTTTAACAGATAACCAACCGTCTGTTGCTGTAAATTGTGCGCTGTCAAAACTTGCTAGGCCTCGGTCGGCTTGCGTAATACCTGTGGCATTTGCTCTAGTTGATGCAGCGGTCATAGACAACTTACTTTGAACAATTGCGGCAGTAGTACTAATGTCAGCATTAGTAATAACTTCTGGATTAATTTGTGCATCAACAGTATTAGCCGTTGAATCAATATTAAGACTGATATCGCCAATCACTCTAGAGTTTTGTGCAAAATTTCCAGCACCAGTAAATGTCAATAAGTCGCCACTTCTAGGATCTGTAGCCTGAAAGTCAGCTAGGTTGTTAAGAGTTAAACTTCTAAGATTAACAGCATCAGTTGGATCAACCGGGTCAGCCATGTTGGCAATTTTAAATCCGCCAACATCTAGATTGGCCTTCATTGGCAGTTGACCATCTAATGACAAGAAACCTCCACTGAATGCAGGGATTAAACTGGCCTGTGATACCGGACTACCTGTATGACTAGTTCCTAATCTACGTTCAATATATCCTCTAGTGGCATTTTCTGTTGGCACCGTATCAGTAGCGTTATCTGAGAACGAACTGTCTGTTGAAAATTCACTTACTGGTACACCTCGTTTAAATCCAAGACCGTCTAAGTTTGACAATGCAATTGATGCTGCAAATGTAACACTACCAGTACCTTGATCAACTCGGAAATAAGGTCCTACAGAGAAATTACCAAATTGGTCTGTAGTTACATAGAATACTCGTCCTACGCTACGTTCTTGAGTTTCGGAATCTGGATCCAGCGCATTTACAGCAGGTCCGTAAATTTCATTTGGATAGTTTGTATCTGCGTAAGAACCTGTACCTATTTCTAATAAATCGTGTGATGTGACACGAGTTAACGAAATACGGATTGTTAACGTTCCTGGTTCGTCTTTACCTGTAGAAGATTTAAGAGTAGGTAAATTTGTAAAATATATTAGAGAGTCATTCAACGGAGGACTAACTGTAAGTAGACCGTATGCTTGTCCGGTGACCGCTTCGTTTTGATAACCTTGTACTGTATAGGTAGTTGATTTAAACACAATTTTTGTGCCCAACAGTCTAGCTGCTTCAGCATTACTGATAGGAACAACGGCAAAGGTACTGTCTCCTGCTCTGCCTATTACTTTACCCACGCCATGAACACCACTTTGTATAAAACTGGTTTCAATTTCAGTACTAGCACTAATTGCCTCATCTGTTACAGTAAATGTATCTGGAGTTAACACATTCTTAACAAAGAACAGTCTAGTAGTAGACAGTCCAATAGGTAATACTCCAGTAGTGATAAATCTTAAAACATCGCCAGCTAAAAATCCATGACTGGTTAGACTTATTACTGCCGGGTTCCCAATTGAAACTGTACATACACTTGCACTGGTCACAAATGGTTGTGCTTGATCTACTGTAAGATCAATATAGTTATAATTTTCTCTAAGCGTAGTTTGTGCTAGGCCAAATACTTCATAGGCTTGTGTGCCACTTTGACTACAGATAATCCTGTTGGCAGAGCTCCCGTAGTTGTTAATGTTATTTGATATCCGGGTTGCAGTCCGTGTCCTACTCTAGTAATTACAGCAGGAGTTGAAATTGAAATAGTAATTGTTCTAGCACCTTCTGGATCAGAATATTCATCAAATTGTAATACACGATATACTTCTGGCGACTCTGCAAGTACCAATCCAGTACTTGGTCGGACTGCAACGTCTACCGCATTACCTGTCAATACTGTAGTAGAATTTTGTCTAATTGTTAAAACATCGCCATCGGCAATAACAGCGGCTAATCCGTCAATGCCTGCACCTTCTGAACTTCGAAGACTTAGTCTAGACACGCCAGGAGGTAGACCCGATGTTGTGGCTCCGGTGATTGGATACCTAAACATGGTTCCTAGCCCGTGGTCAACTTCCAGTTCACCGTTAGGTAATGGAGGATACGTGTAATTGGTCACATATATAATAAGACCCTCGACTTCGGTTTCATAGAATCCGGATGGTGCATAACAAGTTGCAGATTGTGCAAGATCGTAATACAACGAAACTGGAGTTGGAACTTCTAAAGGATCTGATCCCTCAGCTACTAGTGCGAAGTTGCCGTGAGCACTTGATCCACCAATAGATCTAATCTGGCCGCCACCTAATGAATAATAGGATATATGGCAGTAGTAGGTAAACATACTTACACACTCTGCTAATCCCCCATTATTAACAACAATACCATAACCTAGGTCGTTGATCTGTGTGTAGTCGTTACTCAACATAGATCTATTACCAGGCATCAATACTTCGTAGACGTTGGCATTATCATTAACAAAATCTATGACAGCCTGTTGTATATCTGCTTTTTCTGCGACCAGTGTTGATCGTGCAGCAAGCAATGATGCTGAGTATCCAGTTAGACTAGGCAGTGTTTCGGAAGTGGGCGCAGTTCCTGTTGATACAGTTGTGGCTATGTCAGCCATTAAAGTTTCAATAACAGCTTGGATAGATGAATCGCTAGCTGCACCCGGTATTCTTGCAGTAGCAGAATATGAAGTTGTAGGTGCAAGGCTTAGTATAACTTGTTTTGCTAAGTATTTGGCATAGTTAATACCTGCAATGGTTTCGGTCAGCTGTCCAGTTGGAATTTGTAATGTCGAAGCAGATCCTACTCCGTCATAATACTTGATACCTGCTTTTCTTGTCTCGCTATTGCCGCCATAGATGATATCATAAATTACAGCTTCAATAATATATCCAACATCTCTAGAACATGTTTCTTGATTAAAAACTAACGATGGGTAAGTTGTTGTTAGATATCCAACAGTTTCGTCTTGAATATATTCAAGATTGGCCTGTAGTAAAGTGCTAGCATTGACTCGATTAGTAGCCAGTCCTACGGGATTTGTAAATGTTAGAGCCGGTGCAAATGTACCACCATTCCTTACAATATTTGCAATAATAATTTTACTAGATTCAACAATTGATTGTGCAGCAGGTATTGATGTTAGATAGCTAGATGCTTGGTCATGTGCTTCCTCTATGGCCTGTACAGTTAAATCTAATTGGTCTTCAATGACCACGCTGGCCGCAGCAAGTCTATATGACAAACCAGAACGTCTAGCGTGATAGTTTGTGCCAAGTACAATGTCATATCCAACACCGTCAATGATTAATCCAACGTCTCTATAACAAATAGCTTCGTTGTAAGTAAACAGATCATAAGGCCAAGGAGTAGTTTCGTCCAAT